AGCGTACGCCGCCATGTATGGGAGGATTACAAGGACAGAGCATACGCTTTCACCCATACGGAATATGGCAAGAAGATATACGCCAGAAGAAAAGAAACAATCGAGCGAAGTTTTGCAGATTCAAAAGAGCTGCATGGGCTTCGCTATTGCCGCATGCGCGGGCTTGCGAAAGCAGCGGAACAATGCCTGCTCACTGCTGCTGTGCAGAACATGAAAAAGATTGCAAATATCCTGTCAAACCGGGATATTATGCAATCCGTAAAACGTTGCCTGCTATTTTTGCCTACATACACAAAACCCGCCGGAAAAGGGCGGGTTTTGTCAGTAATCTGAGTTTTGTTGGTAACAAAACACTCATAATTGACTCGGGGTGTTTCTCTACATGTGGACATTTTGCGGCAGTTTTCAAGGCTAATAATCTCGGATATGTTTTAGGAGAACCTACCGGAGGAGGTGCTGTTTGCACAGACGGGGCTACAGATACTATTTTACGCAACACGGGTATTCGTCTTCATTGTTCGCAAAATATGTATGGAGTAGTAGCAAATGAAAGCATGAGAAATACTGTTAAGCCCGATAAAATGCTTTAACCTAGCTAAATTCTTGTGCTGTCTAAGCTACGAATGAATTCTGGTCAACGGTGCGCACTATGTCATAGATTTCAAGCATATTCGTGGAAAAAGGAAACCTTGAATAATTTAGAAAATTATAATTGGGCGTAATACCGGCACTGGTATTTTGTCTAATCATTGCGCTCCAACACGTCTTAAATCTTTGCGCTCCAACTAATGATTGACAACACTTATATTTTGTAGTATCATGTGCATATTGTATAATATTTGCTTTGGTTTCAAACTAAGGCAGGCGTTCTGAAAATTTTGTTTTCAGATTAATAGAAGTTGCTTCTATAGCCAGTAACCACTTCGTGTTTCGAGGTGTGTTACTGGCTTTTTATATACAACCGTATAAATAAGTTTAGGAGGAAAATTACAATGCGTAAATGTCCTGTCTGCGAAAACTCAATAAACGATAACAACACAAAATGCTATTCATGCAACTCAGAAATCACTTATGGTTCCAAAGGAAGAATAAAGGCTTTTAAAGACGGGAGAGTGATTCTCTCAGAAGCAGAGCGGCGTCAAAAAGAAGCGCGCCAGGCTGCACTTCCCATGCGGTATTGCTGGATTTGTGGTAATGAAATCAGGTTTGGTCAGTATTACTGCACGCTATGCGGAGAAGACGACGCATATAATAATGGGGTTCCCTGGCCAGCCCCCAAATATTGAATGAAACTGTAGTGGGGAGGATGCGGATAAAGTAAACCTTGAAAAACAAAAATAGCCCACAAAGCTCGGAATACAAAACCGAACCTTGCGGGCCATGTATGACCTTATCCCATTGTCCAAGGTAACTCCGTGCCATCCTTAAATACTAACACAAACTCCGTCTTAGACCGAACGATTAGCTGATGAACTGTGCCCAGCCATAAGTCTTCATCAAATTCGGTGAGCAGACCCTCTTGCTTTTTCAATATCTGCAGGAAACGTTCAAGCTCCTGCCGTTTGTCATTGCGGCTATCAATCGTTTTGCTGACCTCTGAGAGTCGATCTCGTGCATTATCGTAGCGTTCCACCAGTGCATCGTATCTGCGCTTGTAATCACCTTGATCGAGCGCATTACGTGAATTCTCCTCAACCATCTTACGCATCAGTTCAAGAACGATATCGCATTCACTTTGGAGTGTTTCGGCTTCAACCTGAAAGGCTGAATTATCTGTGAGAATAGATATTACTTCATGATAAGCCACAATGATTTTGCTTTTATCAGTGATTAAGCTGTTCATTGCCTGTAGAAAAACATCCTTTAGCTGTTCCTCATAGAAGTGAGGTGTGGAGCACTTATTGTCACCTTTGAATTTGCTGTTACACTACCATATTGTGCGGCGGTACTTGCTGTTACTGTGCCAGACCTTTGTACCATAGACGCTGCCGCAATCGCCGCAGACTATGTGCCCCGCAAAGCAACCCGCGCTGGTAACATACCTTATTCCTTTGCGCCGCTTTATTTCAAATTGAACATAGTTGTAGAGCTCTTCAGAAATGATAGCCGGATGGCTTCCGGTTACATAATATTGCGGAATCTCACCCTCATTTACCTTCATCTTCTTGGTGAGGTAGTCAGTACAAAAGGTTTTTTGTGCTGTGACCAAAGCGTCAATACAATTTTATTTTTCATCGGTTAGGGTATTCAAATTTTGCGTTAGGGTATTCAAAACCGCACAGGGGTATTCAAATCGAAAAAGTGCCGTAGAATGGGCGCTTTTCGGCACTTCTTGATTGGGAACGCTTATGAGAACAAACTCAGTAAGGCTAGGTCATCTGAGCCTTTCAATATGCTACCTTGGTCAAAGCGATCAGTTCATATGAAAAGTGTGAAACAATATTATGCTCCTAAAAACATCAGTATTTTGGGAGATTCACGCTGCCGGAAAAGCCCCGTAAATTGAAAGTGTGTAACTCCATAAAACAGAAAAACCTCGCTGCCGTGGATGGCAACGAGATTATATATCTATAGGTAATCATATTGTGATGCGTATCCCGGACTGAAAGATGAAAGTCAGCTTTTCATCTGCGGTCGTTTCAACTCGGTCGAGGGTTCTGAGCATGAGGGGAAAATCAAATGTGTTGAGCCTGCCGACTCTGTCAATCAGCTCCAACATCTCCCTAGCGCGGTATCGAATAAGAACATCATCATTGTTCTCGACTGTTCTTATAAGCGTCGCCTGGTATCTACCACGCTGACCTACAATGTAGTTCCAAGCCTGAACGAATGCCTTTTGCGGGCGTTCAAGAGGAATACGGATGTCCGTGCAAATCATCGGTCGTGGTTTGAGATACTGTCCGCCATACTTTTCTCGATACTCAATCAGCCCAGGCGATGGATTTTTTGTGTAATTGGACTTGTGCGGCGGCGTATATGTCACACCTTCCACAGCCTTTGCTGTCCTTGTTTTTCGGCTTGAGCATCGGTACACGGTCTTCATTACAAACCCTTCGCCTTTGGAGTAGTAGAAGCCCACCGGCGCACCGCAAATGCCGCAGAAGAGCATTCCTGCAAACGGATACTCTTCTGACGGAACACTGGAACCGTTGCGGTGATTCCGTTCACGCATTCTCTGAGCGATGAGCCATGTTTCCTTATCAATAATAGAGGGCAAGCAATCCTCTACCAGAAATTGAGGAAGCTCACCCTTGTTTGGTCTGGATTTGTGGGATAATGGATCTCGGATAAGTGTCTTCTGGAACAAGCAATTCCCGCAATTTTTCTCGTTTGTGATTATATTCTTAACCGTTGTGCTCTCCCAGACGGACCCGTCACGGCGGGTTGGAGCATTCTCGGCGTTAAGCCGTTTTGCAATCTCTGCATATCCTAACCCGGAAAGAAACAGCTCGTAGATGTGGCGGACAACGCAAGCCTCGGTTTCAAATATCTCGATGCCATCTGCCGTTTTACGAAAACCATATATGTTGTTGAGGGCAAGGCTCTCAATCATGCCTTTTTCAAACCGTTTACGTTTTCCCCACTTAATGTTGTCGGACATACTTACAGCTTCGGACTCCGCCATAGCCGCCATCAGCGTAAGCAGCAATTCACCCTCTGGTGAACAGGAATGCAGGCCCTCTTTCTCGAAGAAAACATCGATGCCAAGATTGCGGAGCTCTCTGGTAAACACCAGCGTGTCCACGGTATTGCGTCCGAAGCGTGATACACTCTTCGTTATAATGGCGTCTACCATTCCGGCACGACAGTCTTCAATTAAGCGAAGGAACTCGGTGCGGTTCTTTGTGCGGGTGCCGGAAAGACCGCTATCGGCGTAAATACCCGCAAACTCTGCATCCTTGGCCGAAGCAAAGAAATTTTCATAATAGCTTGTCTGTGCCGCAAGGCTATGGAGCTGCTCATCGCTGGAGGACGATACCCGGCAGTACGCTGCTACCCGCTTTTTCTCCGGCTTTTCGGACTTAGGGAGAATTATTCTTGTTGGCATGATTCTACCAGCTTTCTTTTTTTATAGGACTTGACGCCGGGGTCGATTACCCACGGCAGTTCGGTGCCGTCGCGGAATATAAATTTCACCGTGCAGTCCTCGTTGATGACCATGTAGTGAACCGCCGCTTGCCAAACGAGCGGGTCGAACTCCACCAGTGCTTTCTTCTGCTTCTTCAAAAGCTGAAGGAAACCGCGTACCTGCACTTTCTTGGCGGCGCAGAGGGCGATTTTGGATGTAAGCTCCTGGTGTTCCTTCTGCAGAACTTCGTATTCGGCGGTTATCTCATCCCGTTCCTTTTTGAGCGGATTGTCGTCACCACAGTCATCCATCATGCGGCTCTCTCTGGTAAGGTTGTCATGCATTCTTTCCGTAAGCCCCGCACTGAGGTCTTCGACTTTGGCAAGTCTGGTCTTGTAAGCACTGTCATCGGTTATGGCAGAAAGGCACTCCTCGTAGTTTCTGACAATCTCATCTTTTTTCGCAATGAGACTGTTGAAAGCATCCACGAAGCACTTCATGATGGCTTCTTCCTTAACGGACGGTGTGGAGCAGTATTTCCGCTTGGTAAACTTATTATTGCAGTGCCATACAAAAGACTGGTAGGTACTGCCGCTGTGCCACACTTTTCTGCCGTAAAAGCCGCCGCAGTCGCCGCATACGATTCTGCCGGAAAAGGGAGAAATGCAGGTGTATGGGCCGCCTTCCTTTCGTCTGCGGAACTCCTCCTGCACCATCTCAAATTTCTCCGGTGGGATGATTGGCGGGTGGTTTTGACTAACATAGTAAAGGGGCAATTCACCCGTATTTTTCTTGATTTTTTTAGTTAAAAAATCCTCCACAAAATATTGTTGCAAAATGGAATCCCCGCGATATTTAACATTTTGCAGTATGTGCCTGACCGTGGAGTCCTGCCACTTCACCTTGTTCATCGGAGTTGGAATGCCGTCTGCGGTGAGCCTTGTGGCGATGTCGTAGGTGGTCTTTCCAGCAAGGAACTCGTCGTAGATTCTGCGTACGATTTCAGCCTGTTCCTCTACTATATATAAATGACCGTCAGCACCCATATCGTAGCCGAGGAAGGAACTATAGGCAAAGGACACCTTGCCGTCTGCCATGCTCTTGCGTTTGCCCCAGGTGATGTTCTTTGAAATGGAACGGGATTCTTCCTGCGCCAGGCTCGACATGATGGTGAGGAGCAGCTCACCCTTGGAATCCATCGTGAAAATGTTCTCTTTCTCGAAATAGACCTCGGTGCCTTTGTCCTTTAGCTGTCGTATGGTGGTTAGGCTGTCGACCGTATTTCTGGCGAAACGGCTGACCGATTTAGTGAGGATGAGGTCGATTTTACCGTCAAGCGCGTCGGCAATCATGCGCTTAAAGCCTTCGCGGTGCTTGGTGCTGGTACCGCTGATACCCTCGTCGGTATACACCTCCACGAACTCCCATTCCGGATTTCGCTTAATATAGTCGGTGTAATATTCAACCTGCGCTTCGTAGCTGTTCTGCTGTTCATCCTTGTCTGTGGAAACACGGGCGTATCCCGCCACTCTCCGCTTTTTTAGCAAACCGGGCAGGCCTTGCATGAACCCTGTCGGTTTAGCGGGTATGACCGTGACATTCTTATTGCTCATATTCTTGCACCATTCCTTTCAAGCTGTTTTTGTCTCGCAGCCTCACGCATATCGTCCGTCCAGCTTTCAGAGCGTGAGCGGTCTTGCCATGTAATTTTCTTTTCCGTGCCGTCCTTGAAAATCAACCGCATAGTATTACCTGGTTCAGCAACGATAGAGTCCACCGTTTCCGTAAAGAAATCTTCTGCAAAGTACTTACTACCAAGAGCGTCCGAAATACAATCCTTTAGGGTATTTTCTGGGATGGCCTTGGAGGCGCAGTATGCTTTCCCACGGATGTTAAAGGTGGAACAGCACCAGACCGTGTTGTGGGGTGTGGTCTTGCGTCTGTAGTTCTTACCACAGATGCCGCATCTGATTTTTCCCGTGAAGACGCTCTTATTACCGGCTTTGCATTTGTGCTTCTCGGCACGACGCTGAACCTCGCTCTGCACTTCGGAGAAAACGGCTCTGGACACTATCGGTTCATGGTCATTGGTAATATAGAATTGCTGAAGCTGACCTTCATTTTTAACTTGGCGTTTTGTAAGGTGGCTTTCGCTCAGTGATTTCTGCAGGAGCAAATCGCCCATATACTTCTCGTTTCGCAAAATGCTGCGGATGGTGTCCAGATGCCAGAACGGTATCTTTTCCGTGCGGACGCTACGCTCGTTCAGCGTATTTGCGATTTTCTGAACGCCGCAGCCGGAAAGATATAGGTCGAAGATTTCTTTTACGATTTCCGCTTCGTCCGGCACAAGTGTAATTTCGCCGTTCACCAGGCGATAGCCGAGCATGGTGCAGGTGTTGGGCTGCCCACGCTCAAACCCCTTACGAATCTTCCACTTGCAGTTCTCACTGCAGGACAGGCTTTCTTCCTGTGCCTGGGACGCTAAAAGGGTGAGCATTAATTCGCCTCCTTCGCTGATAGAACTGATATTCTGTTCTTCAAAAAGGACATTGATGCCGAGTTCCTTGAGCTCCCGCACCGTGCCGAGCAGTGTGACCGTATTTCTCGCAAAGCGGGAAATTGACTTCGTGACCACCATATCAATAAGCCCCGAACGGCAATCAGAGAGCAGCTTCTGAAACTGCTCTCTGTCGTCTTTGGTTCCCGTTTTGGCCTCGTCCGCATATACACCGACAAATGTCCATTCTGGGTTGCGGGTTATGTACTTACGGTAATAATCGATTTGCGCCGCCAGAGAGTGAAGCATGGTATCCTTATCACAGGAAACCCGTGCATATGCTGCCACACGCCGCTTTACGGCAAAGGCTGTGCGAGTTGGCGTAATGTCAATAATCTGCTTTTCCATAGCTGAGTCCTCCTTTGGGTAGTAGCCATATTACCGTCATTCTCACTTATTATCCAGTGGTATTTGATAACTTTTCTCTACAAATAGCGGAGAATATTTCACCCTCAGAATTGTATCAATTACCCGGTAATCGTCCCCGGAAATGATGCCGTTTTTAAGCATAGCTTTGAAAGGAGAGAGGCTTGAGTGGTACAGCATTTCCTTATAAAATTGTTCCTTTTTCATAGCGCGCCGCCTCCGAATCTTGCCTCTGCGTAGCACTTGTGGGAGCAGTATTTTCTTGGTTCTTTTCCATAGGCGGTGAAGGTCTTGCCGCAGTTCTCGCATACTCCGGTATGGCACGATTTTGAGTCAGTGTTCTTTGAACACGGATGTTCTGTCCACCATTTGACCCGGCATTCATCTGAGCAGAATTTCCGCCTTTTCACCTTATCCGTCTGGATGAGCGTTTTACCGCACTGGCGGCAGTGATTCTCATCATGAACAACGGGCTTCGCGACCGTTATGTTTTCTCTGCGACAAAACGACTGCACTGTTCCCAGGGGCAAATCGAGTGCCTGGGATATCTTCTTATATCCATTGCCGATGCCTCGCATCTCTTTTATGGATTGTTTTTGGTTATCAGTCATATTCCATCCTCCGTTCTGAGGGACACTCCCTCCACCTCGTACAGGACAGGCGGAGCGCAAAACCGTACCGAAAACAGAAAAAGGCCCGTGAAAATGAAAATACATCATCTCTACGAGCCTGAATAATAACTGCAGGTCAATAACTTGACCGCTGGTTTATGGACTGCCTATCAGCAACGATGTGCCCTCTATTTGTCGTACTTGATAAAAGCATCTGCAAATCCAGCCACTCTGAGCTTTTTCAGAAGCACTTCGGCATTTGCTTTTTCTGAATACGCTCCAACCTGAACCCTGTACAGCGTCTTTGGTTCATCCGGGGCGGAGGCGTTTTCGGTATCCAGCAGCTTCTTAACATCAGCCCGGAAGGTATCCATACTCTTGCCGTGCTTCGGAAACCAATGCATCACATCCCCGTGGTTGCTGGCAATCCCCAACTTGTAACCCTCGCTGTGGCAGATGATGTCCTTCTCAGTGAGGTTAAACTGCTTGCAGAGATATACGCAAAGCTCCACGGCCTCCTTGTAAACGGCAGAAAAATATGTGGGGTCGGTCAGACCGTCCTCGCAGATCTCAAAGCCGATGTGCGTGTCGTTGCCGGAGCCCTTGGAACCGCTGCCGCAGTGCCAGCCGCGCATATTCCACGGTAGGGTCTGGTAGGTGGCGATACTGCCATCCGCCAGCTTGCCTATGAAACCGTGGACGCAGACCTGTCGACCGTCCGGCTTGTCCTGATTCCAGTGATTGTTGTACGGGTTCTTCCCGAGCAACCCGTCATCCGGACCGACATAGCGTTTCAGGTACGGGTTGTTGGCTCCGGTGGAATGAACCATGATGCCCTTCGGTATGATGGTTCGGCCTACCTTGTAGCAGGCGTTGTTTATAAGTATCAATTTATGCAGATTCATTTACTCACCCTTTCCGTCTTTGCTGTTCAGCTGAGAAAGTATCTCCTTAATCTTTTCGGGGATGGGCAGACCGATGCGGGCCGCGTTTTCCAAGACGGACAGGCCCTCGTTGGAGAGATAAAAAAAGATGACCGCGGTTCGAATCCCGCTGCCATCTCCGATGATCTGCTTATCAATGATATGTCCGACCGCGACCATTACAAAAATCAGCACCTTCTTGACGATTCCCCGAAAGCCGATATCGCTCGAGAGCTTTTTCTCCACAATGGCCGCCGCAATGCCGGTGAGGTAATCCAAGGTTACAAACGCCAGCAGCGCATAAAGAAAACCGTCCATTCCACCCAGGTTATACCCAAGCCATCCTCCCACAGCCGCCGCAAGCACCTGAATCCAGTTCCAGATCTCCCTCATCATACAGTACCTTCCTTCTCATATTTTTCACCGGTGATCTTCTTGTATTCTTCCGGGGTAATCACGCCTTTGACCACCGCTACCTTCACCATCTTTCTGTTCCACAGACTATTGTCATAATTCTTCTTTACCGTTTCGTAGGTCATGTTCTTATCCTCCTCACATATTAATCAGGTTTTGAAATTCCAAAGCGGCCGCAATCCGTTCCTGAGCGGAAGGCTCCGGTGCGGGCGGCGGCGAGTTTATCATCTTCTGCATGGCCTCCAATGCCTGCGCGTCGGTTAAAGCGTCGTCAATGCCGTAGGAACTGCGCATCGCCGCCAGCTCCTGCACAGCCTGGCACACGTTCCCGTTTACCTCCAACACATGCGGGAATACCTCCACCGCCGGAAACTGCTGCTTGATTCTTTCTGGGGTCGCCACTTCGCCGTTCGGGAACATGTAGGTCTTCTTGCCGTTAAAAAGCTCAAGCTTAATCATTTCTTTTCTCCTCTCTATTTGTAATACCGTAGCGTCTGCGCATGGGGAATCGTTGCAAAGGTATTCCCAACAGCATAGCTTCCTTTTGCAAAAACCACGTGATCCTTGAATCCGATCGCCCCGCAGCCTACCACCGGCAGCGCCGGGGTAAGGACCGATGAGCGAACCAGTGTGTTATCATACGCAAAGCCGATGGCCTTTTTACTTGAATAGCTGTCATATCCAAGAAATACCGCGCAGCTTCTATCAAAGGTATGGCATCCGCTTATGCCGTAATTCGGGGAAACCGTGATAAAGGATTGCTTCACCAGCGCTTTGGAATACACCTCAAATCCGGAATTTCCGTTGTAAATCAAAAAGTAATCAGCGATTGCTGCATTGGCGCACATGTAATTGCCGCTGCCGTTTGAAGTCATTGACGACAGCGTAGTACGAGTAAGGCTTGCATTGTACGCTTCCACCGTGGTTACATTTGCCCCGCTGGAGTTACTTCCGCCCACAAAGAGGGCATAGGTGCCGTTGGATATTCCCCCAAGCGCAATCCTGGCAACCGAAAGAGCGGTTGGCGTAGACCGAACCATGCTCGCCGAATAGGCGTTGACCACCGCGGAGGCTGCCATTGTGCCGGTTGTAGAGGAATCTCCTCCCGCGAACAGTGCATAATTGCCTACGGCGGCTCCTGCTGGGGCACCCCGTGCGGTGCTAAGCGCTGTGGGATTGGTTCGTACTAAGCTGTCACTGAATGCGTAGACAGCGCCTGTCGGAACAATCGCGGTGGAATTTGCGACGTATCCTCCTGCAAATAAGGAGTATGTCCCCACACTTGCCGCCGCCGCAAAATACGGGCTGCTCGCTGCATTGAGCGACAGCCCGCCGATGGACGTAAGGTTTGCATCAAAACAGCAGATGGGCGGGTTGCTGGCATAGTAATTGTTGAAGTAGGAGAACAAATAGGTGTTGCTGCATACAAGAATCTCGTGCATATCGCCTCTGGTATCAAGCACTAGGTCAATGCCCGGCACAAACAGCTGCCGGAAAAGCTCACGCAGCTGTCCCAGCCCGTTCTTCAGATAGATGCGCACGACCTCCGCCAAGCCTGCCGCTCCGTTTTTGTAACGGACCCTGTTCACCGTTTTGTCAGTGCCCGCTTTAAGAAGTACCGCCATAGGAGCTCACCGTCCTTCTAGTAGGTAAAAATCAGCGTCTTGTTCGGTACCGCCGAGAAATCCGTCATTGTGCTTGGCAGGATGACGGCGTTTCTCACCTGCGCCGCTGTTTCATCAAGGGCTCCGCCGGCCACCAGCTTTTCGCTCATAGTCTGTACTGCGGAAGTCCGCATGAAATCAGTAACGGCGGCAAGCGCGTTCCACGCAGCCTTTTCCGCTGATGTAACGTGCGGAGCGGTATCGTTCTTGTGCTGCTCAATGAGATTAAAAAGGTTTCCCGCCGCATTTTTATCGAGGATGTTCTGGATGGTGGCAAACCATGCCTCAAACTCCGCCTGGTTTTCATCCAGCTGGGCGTTCAGCTGTTCCAGTAACGATGCAATCTGCCCGTTTACCGCTGCCTGCGCTTCAGAAAACAGGGTATTGAGCTGTGCAGTGTACTGCGAGGTATCGATGGTTACCACCGTCTGTGTCACAATACCGCACAGCTCCGTATTCAGCCGCTGGTCGGTGATGTTTGCCTGTGACAGAGCAACTACGCCGTTTCCAACCAGAATATCCCCGAGCGCCAGCTCGTAAACATCGGCATCTCTCTGCAGGGCGGGAGCGGCAGGGGTGCTGGAGTTGGCACCTTTTTTAATGGTGACGGAGATGCTGCGGTCGGCAAGGCTCCAGCAAACTACCACCCGGTCGATTCGTTTGAGTATGCCGTCGGCGGTGTCCAGCTGGGTTGTCAGCGGCTCGGTGTTTTGATAAAAGTAGCCGTTTATCCATGCCTTTCCCGGCAGAATCGAGATATTCATGCCGGTTCCGGCCTGAACCATCAGGTTGGTGGAGGGGTTCGGGAAGATGCCGTTACCGATAAACGATGAGAAGTATTCTGCCCATTCCTCGGCCTTGTAGCGGCGGTCGCCGCTGATGGAATTAAAGAAACTTGATTTTTGCATATATATGATCACTCCTTTTACCGGTTTATCTTTTCAGATAAGGTCGGAAGGCTTTCTCCAAAGGTAACCGTAATCTGCGTTTTGCCTTTTTGGTAAGACTCCGTAATTTCCGTAATCCGCACATCCGTCTTGATACCCCAGCGTTTATCCACACAGGTGACTCGGTCGCCCACATCAAAATCGGTTTTGTAGGCAAGGCTTCCGGTGACATTGACGTTGCTTTCAAAGCTTAGTGCTTCCTTGTATTGTTCTAAGTCTTTGAGACCGCGCGCGGTGAGAAGCTGCTGATATTGGGCGAGGGTAAGGGTTACGGTGGTAGTGCCCTGCTTGTAGGAGCGCTTGATATCCGAAGCTCGGATAAAAACCTCGTTTCTGGAAAGCCCGGCAGATACACCGACTTCAACCACGACCCTGTCCGCGGCGATGGCGGTCTCCTCTCCGCCCACATACGCTACTGTCCGCAGGTTTTCGGTGCTGACGGTAAATTCCTGCTCGAGGATGTTGTCAAACTCCTGCGAAAAGATACAGGGGCGGTTTACCGTCTGGCCCGCCGTCAGGTCCCTGCCTTTGTATACCTTGAAAAGGTGTGTTCCGGTACGGATATCGGTTGCAATCTTCATCCCCAGCTGAGCGCTCTTGGCGACCGTTTCGCAGGCAAGCAGGCAGGACAGGTACTGCTCGCCCTGATAATAGATGCTGCTGCTCTGCAGGTCTGGCGGGTTGGGTTCAAGCTTTAAATGGGGAACGGTTCTTGCGGTGTTTGTCGGTGCAGCAAGGTTTTCGTTTACGATCCTGCGCAGGATGTTCTGGCCGGTATCGGTTACCAAGATAGGCACAAGGAGTATCCGCTTATCCAGCCAACCTGTGAGGAACCTGCCCTGCACTTCGATTTCCTCCATGCCGTAGGCGTTCTTTCGGATGGAAAGATACCTGATTTCAGCCATCTCGCTGTCGCCCTTCTTCATCAACAGGTTGCCTTTATTCAGTAATCTGCTGTTTTGTTCCGTAAAGGGAGCTAAAAGCTTGAATTCTCCACAGCTCCAGTACCGTCTTGTCCAGATAAGCGAGGAAATCTCATCGATTACACCAAGAGGGGTGAAGGTGCTGTCGTAGATAGTTAGTTCCATTTTTATCACCATACCATATCAAAAATTGCGATGCGGCTTTGCCGCAGGAGGAGTTACACTCCGACAGCAATTTTTCCGTAGTTTGAAAGATTTATCTTTCAAACTTTATACCCCCAGATATTTATTGTTGTGATAGACCGATACCTCAAGGTTGTTTTCACCGGCTGTAGCCGAGTAACGGAAAAGGTTATCTCCCGGCACAAGCTGAAGAAAGGCGCTGTCCACATCAAGGTATCTCAAGGCGTCGGTTACAGCGCCGTTTTGCTTCAGGGTGCATACCTTCCTGCCATAATGGGTGGAAACGGTCAGCAGATCGCCCGCCGAAAGCGTCAGGTTGTTAAACCGGAGATATTCGCCGGTATCCACATTGAGGATTTCGGGGTTACTGACGGTACCGGTTGCCCGGAACTCTGCGCGGATACCAGTCCCCACATCGCCTGCGTTAAACACATTCACAATGCGGGAGGGTTCACGGTAACCGAGCTCCATGCCGGTATCCATCGGGATTTCCGTTTCAAATTCCAGGCTGCCCAGCCAGGAGGCTACTGCCGCTTTGGTTTCGGCATTCTCCCGCCAGAAGGGGTCAAGGCAGAGAAGGTTTACCGTAAACCCTGCAAAAACACCCGGCTTTGCATAGACAGGGGCGTTGTTTGCCTTGCAGTCAATGACGCGGATAAAGTCCCCGTAGCTGTAGGTCAGTGTCGCGGAAAGCTGCGGGTTCAGCACCTTGTTTAACCGCCTGCGGAGGGCGAGCATCTCCTCCTTCTTGCGAGAACGGATACAGCCCACGATCTCAATCTCCCGGCTTTCGATGCGATTGCCCACATAGGTATCGCCGTCCTGCCCCATGGAATTGACGGAGTAGATGGTGTTGCGGACATCGGCGAGGCCCGAAACATCGTCTGTATGGTAGAGGCTGTCGTGAGAGAACTCAACGCTCTCTCCGTTCTGGTTTGTATAGACCAATCTTTCAATCTTACGCATATTACACCATCCTTGCTGCCTGCCTGAACTGCCTTGCAGCTTCACGCTGAAGAGATACATAGTCATACTGGGGGGTATAGATGTTCTGTACCACCTGAATCCCGCTTTGCGGGGATAACGCACTGCCTTGAGCAGGCGCTGTGGCGTAGGCAATGTGTCCCGATACATCAAGGTTTGTCGGGATAGCCGACTGAATATCCGTTGTCACGGCATTCATGGCTTTTACAAATCCGGCCGCGAGGCCCTGCGCCATGTTTGCTCCGATACCGGCAAACACTCTGGAAGGGGAGTGGATGCCGAGAAACTCTTTAATACCATCGATAAGGTCGCCGAAGAACCGGCCGATCATGTCCAGCAGCCAGTTGCTCATAGACTTGATGCCTTCCCACAGGCCTTTTACAATATCCACACCGATGCTCTGTACCGCCTGCACCGCGTTCCCGAGCCCGTTTACAAGTGCTGAGATGATCTGCGGGATACTTGCAACAAGCTGCGGAATGGCTTTAATCAGGCCCTCCGCAAGCTGAACAATCAGCTTGATACCCATGTCAACCATCTTCGGCAGGTTGTTGGTTATGAAATTGATGATCTCCTCGATGATCCGAGGCAAGGCGTCAATCAGGAGCGGCAGGGCGTTTAACAGGCCTGTCACAAGGCCTTCCATGATGGCAAAGGCGGCTTCGAGTATCTTATCCAGGTTTGCAATCAGGGTTTCCACAATGGTGATGATGGCCTGCACAATGGCGGGGATGAGCTCCGGCAGAGCCTGTCCGATACCGGTGGCAAGGGTCACCATCATGGTGATAGCCGCCTGTACCAATGCGGGAAGGTTTGTGATGATTCCGTTTACCAGAGACAGCACCAGCTGCAAGGCCCCCTCGGCCATCTGCGGCAGTGCGGAGATTAACCCCTGAAGCAGGGTGAAGATCATTTGGCTTGCCGTATCGATGAGCATAGGAAGGTTATCAATAACCGCATTCCCGATAGAGCCTACGATCTCCATGCCGGTGTCGATGATTTGCGGCAGGCTTTGAAGGATCATGTTCGCGATACCGCCCATCGTCGAGCCGATGACGTCGCTGATTTTCCCCCAATCCCCTCCGGCTTCGTTTAGGCCGCGAGTGAAATCCCCGAGGAGTGCAACGCCCTCATCCGCAATCAGCTGAAGCTGCGGGAGCAGCACCATTCCTAATGCATTCTTTGCGGCGCTGCTTCCGGCCTTGAGCCGTTGAACGCTGTCATCGAATTTTCCAAGCTTGGCGATGGATTCGTCGCTCATCACAGCGCCCATGCGCCTTGCTTCCTCGGTAAGCGCCGCGATACCCTCCGAGCCCTGGGCTATGAGTGGGTTAAGCTCCTGCGCCGATTTGCCGAATATCTGCATGGAAAGCGCATCGCGTTCCGCGCCCTCCTTCATTTTACCGAGGGCATCAATGGCTTCCCAATAGACGGTTTCACTGTTGCGCAGGGAGCCGTCGGCATTTGTAACGGAAATGCCGAGCTTTTCATAGGCTCCGGCCATCTGTTTGTTGCCGTCTCTGGCGGCATCCATGGATTTAATCTGCTTCGCCATAGAGCCTGTTAGGGTATCCAAAGATACATCAACAAGCTCGGCAGCGTATTTGTATCCCTGCAGGCTTTGAGCCGACATCCCCGTAACAGTGGACATAGTGAGGATTTCATCGGCGTAAGCCGCGGCGCCGACCGTCATATCCGTAAGCGTCTTCGCAGCGCCTACCGCAGCGGTACCAATGGCAGCAAAGGCCGTAGCCATTGCTGCCCCGATTCCCTTGAGAACGCCGCCCAGCTTTTCGAATCGACCGCCCGCGTCGGCAGACTGCTCGCCAGATTTCTTGACCTCGTCACCAAACTGCCGCGCCTGTTTTTCAGCGTCATTAAATTCATTGCCTGCAGTGTTCAGCTCTTTGCTGTTCTGTTCCAAGGCGACTGAAAGCTGACTTTGTTCACGCTCCATGCCGTTGAGTGCGGCTTTGGCGTTGTTCAGCTGTATCGCCCAAGACTGTGTGCGCCGGTCGTTCTCACCGAAGGAGGTAGCAGCATTGGCGAGTGCCTTTTCCAGTGTTTCGATCTTGTTTTTCTGCTCGTCGATTTCCTTGTTAAGCACGCTGTTTCGGGCGGATAAGGCTTCTACGCTTTTATCTTGCTTATCAAACTGGGAAGACACTAGGTTCATCTCGCTGCCCAGCACCTTAAAGGACTGGTTGATCTCTCGCAGCGCGTTTTTGAATTCCTTTTCGCCTTCGATGCCGATTTTCAGGCCGAAATCGTCTGCCATGGTACCACCTCCTCAAGCTAGAAATTTTGTTATGCTATCGCTTGATATATTTCAGATTTTTGCATATACTATTAGTAGGGTAAGTAGGGAAAATAGAGCTTAAAGGAGGTATTGCAAATGGAGAGAATGATTGTTGATAATGCAAAGGTTATGGCAAAAGGGCAGATTACCCTGCCAAAGGATATCCGCAGCATGCTGAAACTTGATACCGGAGATAGAGTTACTCTTGTCTGCGATGGCGATCAGGTAATTATGATGAATTCCGCTGTTTATGCCATGAAAATGCTGCAGAAGGATATGAAGGGTGAAGCTGTAATAGCAGGATTGAATTCGGATGAGGATGTTATGGCTCTGATTAAAGAAATGCGTTCAGAGGAAAAAGGGCAGTGAAATGTTTAATTGATACCAATATTCTTATATCCGCCAGCTTGTTTCCCGATAGTGTTCCTGCAGCGGCCTTTATTAAAGCGGTAAACCATCCTCATAAAGCGGTTGTCTGTGACTATTCTATTGATGAACTCCGTAGAGTGTATAACCGGAAATTCCCTAATAAAATAGCGGCGTTGGAGCATTTCCTGTCAGTGTTCCTCTTAACCGTAGACATTGTTCCAACACCACCGGAAGAGGAATCGTCTGAGGAAGAAACGAAAATACGGGATATGAATGATCGTCCAATACTTAGGGCGGCACTTGCCACAAAGGTCGATGTACTGGTAACCGGAGATAGGGACTTTCTTGAATCGGGTGTCAAAAAGCCCAAAATAGTAACAGCAGCGGATTTTTTGCGACTGTAAGTTAGAGAGCAGGGATATTTCTCCCTGCTCTCTACGTGTATATACCATAAAGCCACAAAAAGTGCATGTTTAAACACTCAATCTCACCTTCGACGCCGATTTTCAGGCCGAAATTGTCTGCAATGGTACCACATCCCTCCTTTTGGGCATAAGAAAAGCACCCTCTTGCGAGCGTGCTTCAAAACGGCCTATTCTATTTAATCCTATCCTGTGCCATTCGATAGACGGTTTCATCGTCACGCACAGATATAACAATAATCTTCATGATACCATCTTCCCGGACCAGACTGCATACCACACGAAGTCCCAGCTTCAACAGCTTGATTTTTAAGTAGCCTGTAAGCTTGCTGGATAGATGATTCCCCAGTGGTTTGCCATACCCGCCCTCCGTATTTGGCAATGGGTTTAGCGATACCTTTTTTATTGCCTTAAGAACCTGAAGCTGCTGTGAGCGGTCGAGTGCTTTCAAATCTTCTTCAGCGGATTTTGTGTATTCAATCACCCAATTCACGGTTCGATCTCCACCTCAACAGTATCAAGGTCCGATTCATGGATGTTCAGATCGGCCATGACCTTTTCCGAAGAGATAAAGTCATTGGATTGCGCGGTTTTCATCCGCTTTTCGGCCTCAAAGAAAAGCGCATAATCCTCTAAAGCCTCAATCATCGCTTCATATCGTTGCGGTTCAACCAGTACGCAGGCCGGTGTGTTGTTTTTTAGCACGATTTTAAAGCCGTTTTCCGAAACTTCATCAAATATCTTGCTAGCTTCTCCACGATTAAACCGGGTAATAGGCACAATGGTATTCATTACGTTTTTTACAGACGCCATATTGTCCATCATAACACTCACCTCGTATTTAGTATATGCCGAGTTTCTACCTTTATTATATGCAAGGTCAGTATATATGTCAACAAATATATTAATACATACATAGATGTTTATATACACATTGGCTATTGTGGGATAATCTCGTCAATAGATAGTTCCCGTTTCGGTTTTGATATCCCCCAAAACTGCTTATGACACTCCCAAAGGTCAAGCAGCTTGCCAATTGGCATCAGCCAGACCTCCAGCTCGGAGCAGTTGAGCTGCACGGTTCCGTAATACAAAAGTCGGGTAAACAATTCTGCGTCACTTACCCGACTATCCCGTTTTTTGATGAGGAACCTCCGTCCTCACTCTCAACATAGCGCTTTGTCCCTTTAAACATTGCTTCCATAATTGCGTTTTTGTAGTCTGCAAGGTCAAACGGGGAGGTAAGCAGTTCCACCGCCTCTTCGGTGAGGAGTGCCTGCTTTTCCTCATTCTGAAGGTTGTGAATCAGGATACCCTGATTAGCAAGGAGCGTAATGAGCCACACTACTTCGTCCAGCGCCATCTCAAAGTTCTCCGATTTCATCAGCTTATCCCCAAGGCTTTCAAGCCCGCCGTACCGCTTGGCAATCTCCTTGGTTGCCTTTGTGGTTAAAACCATCATATACTCGGCGGCACCGATTTTAATAACGGCTCCTCTGTCATTGTCCATCATGCACCGGTACCTCCCATATTCGCAATACTGTCCAGCCAGGCCTTTGCTCCGGCCTCTGTCTCGAAAACGGCCTCGTCCTTCCAAACGCCCAAAGCATCAAGCAGAATGGTGCCCTCAATGGTAGGTGTTTGAAAGTTGATGGCGTCGCCTTTGGTTTCAAGGCTTTCGTTGGGGATACCAAATTTCACCTTGTGAAACCATATCGCGCGGTAGCCTCTTACGCCATCCTTAATAGTTGTCGCATAAAAGCCGACGCCTACAAAGGCACCGTCATCGTCGCCTTTTGCAGTCAGCTTTTTACCCGCATTTGGCGTAGTTAATGCAGTCACGGTGTGGCCCAGCAGTAGGGCAAGTACCTCATAGCTCAGGTGGTCGCCGTTGAGCGTCAGCTTGCCGGATTTAAACTCCTTGACGTTTTCTATTACGCGGTTGTCTCCGTACAGCTTTCCTTCATTAATTTCGATAGAGATGTCTGCCTTGATGGCGTACGACATCACCATCCCGTTTGTATAGGTTACCGCAGCAGCTGTTTCGGTAATAGGTGCGCAGATTAGATACTGCAATCCAGTTCCCGCCATAGGTTATCCCTCCAATCCGTATTCCTTCGCCGTATCGATGGCATAGTGATGATAACCCGTATCATCCTCATGCCCGATGTAACGGCGGTCGGTAATGGTAAAATCAGCTTGCAGGAGCAATCCCACAAGCTGATTCTTTGTTTTCTGATAGTTGTTTTTACTGAATAGTGAAAGCCGAACCTCCTGCACCTCTAGCCGCGGTTTATTATCGCCAAAAACTGCAAAGCTATCGATTAGCGGCGTAAGCACGACATATTCATCCGGCGGCTCCCTGCTGAACACGCCGGTTTCTACCGGAATACCGGCTGCTGTCAGGATTGCGTTCAGTTCCGATAGGCTGCTCACAAGCTGTTCATCTCGCTTTCAAGCTTTGCCTTCATGGCTTCTATACAAGCGTTTTTACATGCTGTTTTTGCAGGCTTCAGGAAGGGTCTTGGCGGCTGGTTGCTCTTTCCGTACTCGATAATGTTGGCGATTTTTGCGTTGCTTTCGCCATCAGAACGCGGCTCCACAAAGCCGATTTTTACGTTGAAGTCCCCATACTTGTCCTGTAAAACCGGGGATACCCCCAACGCCGATTCCAATTCGCCGGTTGAGCGGCTTATTCCCTTGCCGCTGCCGATGACGGAGGAAAGGTTGGCTTTCACCTTGGAGTACACCACCTCGGCGCCGGATTCCAGTACCTTTGGAAGAATTTCATCGGTTTTTTCTCCTAAACGTGAAAGCTTAAGGAGGAAGTCCTCCGGCATTTTGAAATCGACCTTAGCCATCGGCGCTCACCGCTAATACTTCAAGATACATGCCGCGGCCCTTTACATTTTCAACCGAGTATATGTTGTAGCGTTTGCCTTCACAGACAATCAGGTGGCGGCTGTTGAGCTTGAGGCCCGGAACGACGCGCAGGCGGAACAAAGCGTTCACCTCACTGCCTTGCGTCATATTCGTCCACTTTTCAGTTGAGTTTCTCTGTTCAAAATAGGCCCGAACATGGGCAACCACCGTATTGCCCGGGGTGACAAAGCCTTCACTATCCTTTACCGGCTCCGTAGATATGAGGTCAATGAAGCAGTTCATCTTACCGAAGCTCATACGTTCCACCTCCTGTCAAATCGCAGAAGCGAGTTCACCGTATTCCACACCTGCTGCCCGGCCTGCACGTTATCCGCAAAGAAGCCTGCCGTCGAGCCGTCTCGGCTCTCATAGAAGTGGGATGAGAGCATAATCACAGCCAGTTCTGTAGTTGGCGACATGGCATTTTCTACATACCAGCCCGATGAAATATGTTGATAGCCCTCGGCATAAGCAGTTGCGGCGGTGATGTAGTTTTGAAGCAGCGCGTCATCTTCGGAATGCTCCAGAATGAGATTTGCCTTTACCTTTTCAAGCAGAGTCATGCTCACCGCCGCCTTTCAATTATGCTTTCTGCTGCAGAATCTTGATGGCCTCCGGCAGAATCAGCTTGCCGTCCACGCGCTGAGTTGCCATGAAGCCCACCTGACCTGTTGCTGCATACAGCTCGTTCAGGCGCTTAAAGGAGCGGCCCTGACGGTCTGCCACCCAGTAGTAGCTGAAATCACCGAAGGCGATACTCTTTGCTCCGGCCGCAATCACCGGGGCATATGCGGAGGTAACCACAGGACGGGTTAAGATAGTGTCCGGTGTACCCGCCGTAACAGAAGGCTGCCACAGGTAGTTGCCGTTGTTATCCTTTAGCTTGCGAACAGCCTTTACTGTTGCATCATTCATAATGAAGGTAGCGTTTTTGCGGTAGGGGGACTTAAGCGCGTAATACAAATCCATCAGTTCATCCATGGTGATTGCGGCTGTACCGGCGGCGGTCACGCCCAATTCGGCACCGCCTGTCGCCGAGAAGATACCGGTAGGCTTGCCAACACCGTCACCGATAAAGAAAGCCTCTTCTTCTTTGGTGCCGATGCGGCGAGCAAACTCCTTGGCGATATACTGCTCCAGATTGAACACGTTGTCGCTCAGCAGCTCCTCGCTTACCTTGATCATCGTCGCCAGCTTGTAGGCCCCGATGGATACCTGGCCAAAAGCATCGTCGCTTTCGGGAATAGCCCCTTCCTCATCCACCCATGAGGCCGTACCCTTCGAGGCGACAACGGGAATTTTGCGGTCGCCGCTGGAGGTGGTGATGACCTTGGCGAGCGTCCGGAAGATGTTTTGCTCCTCGAGGGCTTCCACAAGGGTACGTTCAAACTCATCGGGAACAAGGTAGCCGCCCTCACTGTCGGTACCAATCTGAAGAGCGTTCACGATGTCGTAGTGCGGGGCCTTGGAGCGCATCACGTTCCAGAATGCCTTTTTGTATTCGTCGGATGAACGCCCTGTTTTGGCTTCACCATTTGCGCCGGGCCTATCTTTGATGGGACTATTCAGGGGTTTGCTCAGCTCGGCGTCGAGAGCTTCCTGCCGCTCCAGACGAGCGATTTCCTTGCCGAGGTTTACGATGTCTGCCTCCATCTTGTCATAGGCGGCGGCATCCTCTGCGGAAAGAAGCCCGTCGGTGCCGCGTTTACTGTCAAGGAATGCTTTTGTGGCATCCCATGCTTTCGCGCGGTTTTCGCGCAGTTCAAGAATTTTACTCATTGTGTTCCTCCTAGAATTTCAATAAATTAAGCCGCTCATAAAGCGGCTCTGCGGATTGCCTATGTTTGTTTTTAGGCAGCTTATTCAGTAGTGAATTTGTGACGGCCCTTCGGCTGAAAGCGTAGGTGACATCCTCAGGCTGCGTGCGTTTTTTCTCATCCTCCAGGATACCGTCAGCAAAGCCGAGCTCGATCGCCTTGTTTGCATTCAGCCAGGTTTCAGCGTCCATGAGGTGGGCGAGCTTTGCCCGTGACTGGCCGGTCTTAATTTCATAGGCGTTGATGATACTCTCCTTAACTTCCGAGAGCATGGCGATGGCTTTCTGCATTTCCTCGCTATCACCGATTGCAACGGTCAGCGGGTTATGAATCATCATCAAAGCGGTCGGGGCCATAAGTACCGTGGTTCCCGCCATGGCGATAACACTTGCCGCAGACGCCGCAATGCCATCTATCTTGACAGTGACCTTGCCTTTGTAATCCATGAGCATGGCGTAGATGCGGCTTGCCGCCACGCAATCACCACCGGGTGAATTAAGCCATATATCGATGTCTCCATCTCCGGAATCCAAATCTGCTTTGAACACCTGCGGGGTTATATCATCGTCAAACCACGATTCCTCGGCTATTGCGCCGTCAAGATAGAGTGTACGGGCGCCGGAATCCTCGTCCTTTACCCAATTCCAGAATTTCTTCATTCGGTTTCCTCCGTTTGTACTGTATTTGCAAATGATCCTGCGTCTTGCAGCTTGGTCATAGCACCATTGATGAGATACAAGTCACCGCCCAGCTCCGCGGGGATACGGTCAAGGTTTTCAAGCTCACGGATATCGTTGGCACTCATCCATCCGTTCTGCCTTGCCGTGGCGTAACCGTTCATACGGCTTTGATAATCACCGCGCAGTAGTCCGTCCACATTGAATTTGATGAACACCTTCGGCTTCTCGCTCGGTGAAAGCAGGGCGCGGCACATAGACTGCTCCCAGCGAACCACCCAGGGGTCGAGGGTATATTTCACAAACTCAAGAGATTGCTGTTCAATATTGCTGAAGGATGATTTCTCAAGGTCGGCGAGCATATGGGGCGGTACTCTGAAAATGCGGGCGATTTCATTAATCTGAAATTTCCGCGTTTCCAGAAACTGCGCCTGCTCTGGCGAGATGCCGATGGACTGATACTTCATCCCTTCCTCCAGCACAGCCACGCGGTGTGCGTTTGTGGAGCCCTGATAGGCAGCGTTCCAACTCTCCTTAATCCTCTGCGGGTCTTTGATGGTACCGGGGTGCTCCAGGACACCGCCGGGAGCGGCGCCATTGGCGAAGAACTTCGCGCCGTATTCCTCAGTGGCGATGGCAAGGCCGACGGCGTTTTTAGCCATAGCGATAGGGGAGTAGCCCACCAGACCGTCAAAGCCCAGACCGGGGATGTGCAGGACATCTGAAGGGGCAAGATAGACCTGGCTATCCTTCCCGAGCGACGGATTATCTTCGGTGCTGCGCTGATATACATAAAAAAGTCGGCCGTTTGAATCACGGTCGACTGTCATTTTATTTGGCATTAGCGGGTAAAGGGCCAGAACCTCTCCGCGAGCGTTTCGTATAATCTGCGCGTAAGCGTTGCCCCATAATAAAAGATGACTCATCAGCGTTTCGCGGAACGCAAATGAAGTCATCTCGGGGTTCGGCTCATCGTGGAGCAGCTTATATATTGGGTGGGTGAGGTGTTTTTCTTTGCCACCATTGTCGTTGTATTTATAGACATGTAACGGAAGCCCGGCTACAGTCTCGGACAGTATCCTCACGCAGGAGTAAACCGCTGTCATCTGCATAGCGGTCTGCTCGTTTACCGGCTTGCCCGCTGAGGTGCTGCCGAAAAAGAAGCTGTAACGGCGGCCGCCTAAACTATCATTAGGTTTATCTCTCGCCTTGAATATTCCTTGAAAGATGCTCATAAGTTTTTACCTCCTGAAACATGGGCAATGCCAATTCAAATCGGCACAAGACAAAGCACCCATCATTCGATAGGTGCTTAAGGCAACAGATGTCGAGTATCATTTTCAAGATAAAACGATTAAATCAATAGTTTCTGACTTGCAATTCTGAAAGTAAGGATTAAATTCTAAACCGGATTAGTTTCTGAAAGAATATTTCTCACGTTATCCATCCTGAATAAATCATTAAACTTCAAGCAAAAAATCCACAATGTTTACCTGCTTGATTCCATCCTCGCCCATAGGTATCTCATCCATGGATAAGATGAATTTGGGATAGTGGTCGGACACCTTTTTCAGGGGGGCGATTTCACGCTCGAAGGTGCTGGGGTCTAGGATACTAGCCGCGACCTGATAGTAAATTCTATCGCCACCAGACTCCGCGATAAAATCTATTTCTTTATCCTCAACCTTACCAATGCTGACAGTGTAGCCACGTCGCACAAGCTCCAGATACACAATATTTTCGAGGATATGACCAATATCAGTGGCATTTTTGTCCCCAAGCAACAGACGGCGCAGGCTCACATCCACAAGATAGTATTTTTCAAGTGATTTCAAGTGCTGCTTGCCCTTGATGTCATAGCGGGCCGCCTTATATAAAACAAAGGCCTCGGTGAGCGCTTCAATATAATTTTCAACGGTTACCGAGGTGGTTTTCCGTCCGTAAGAGGTCAGGCTGTCGGCGATTTTCTTTGAGGATACGATATTACCCACATTGTCAAATAGAAATTTTATAACACTTTCAAGTAACGGAATGTCGTTAATCCGTTTTCTCGAAACGATATCCTTGAGCAAAACGGTGTTATAAATTCCCGTCAGATAATCCTTGCGGATATCCTCGTCCCCAATAACGGCGGTATAGGGGAAGCCACCGTTCCTGTAGTAGCTGTTCCAGGCGTCCCGCCGATCGCCGCCAACTAATTCATAATACTCCGCAAAGGAAAGGGGCAGCATGCTGATTTCGATATATCTACCGGAAAGCAGCGTGGCCAGTTCGCCGGAAAGCATCTGAGCATTTGAACCTGTTATATATACGTCTACATTCTCTTTGATGAACAGACTGTCGACTGCCTTCTGAAATTGCGGCACGTTTTGTATCTCATCCAAAAAAATATAGGTCATTTTCTCAGGCACAAGCTGTTCCGTGATATATTCATGGAGCTTCCTATAGTCGAGTAAAGGTTCGCTAGCGACATCCTCAAAATTTACCGAGATAATCTGATTGTCCTTTATACCGCATTCCCTGAGGTAATCACGGAACATCAAAAGCAGGGTGGATTTTCCGCAGCGGCGGACGCCCGTGACCACCTTGATCATCTTCATATCTTTTGTTTTTTTCAGCTTTTCCATGTACTGCTTTCTCTGAACCATGACAAGCACCTCTCTTTGAACACCAGTTTAACATAAAAAGATTTGATATTCAATAAGTTTTTATGCTACACTATAAAAACTATATAAACTAAAAAAGTTTTTTTAGTGGTGATACTATTATGCCTGAAGATTTTGAATTATATACCTGAAAGCTTAAAAAACTAGCAGACCCCGGCCATCGTAAACTGAAGAGACGGTGCTACCGCCACACCGGATTGCCCGGTCAAGTGCCATAATCGTTGCCACCGCACCGTCAATCTTCTCGGTGGACTTCTCCTTGTCCGGCTTGATATTTCCAGCAGGATCGGTGCGGATGTAGATATTGTCCATCATCCAGCGCAGCACCGGATGCCCGCCGTGGGCAAGCTTCTGTTCCAGGGTTAGTTTCATCAGTTCTTTTGTGGGAGGGCTCAAATCCTTGAAGCCCTGACCGAAGGGTACAACGGTGAAGCCCATGCCCTCAAGGTTCTGTACCATCTGTACAGCGCCCCAGCGGTCAAAAGCAATTTCACGGATGTTGTATTTCGTACCGAGCTCCTCAATAAAGCTCTCAATAAAGCCGTAATGCACCACGTTGCCTTCGGTGGTTTGCAGAAATCCTTGCTTTTCCCACATGTCGTAGTTTACATGGTCACGCCGGACACGCAGGTCGATGTTATCCTCAGGTATCCAAAAGAACGGCAGGACGATGTACTTGTCCACCTCATCTACTGGCGGGAACACCAAAACAAACGCTGTAATGTCGGTGGAGGAAGAGAGGTCAAGCCCACCATAGCAAACGCGCCCGCGCAGGCTGTCCGTGTTTACAGGAAAAGCGCATTTGTCCCATTTATCCATCGGCATCCACCGCACCGCCTGCTTGACCCACTGGTTCAGGCGAAGCTGACGGAAGGAGTTCTCCTCAGCGGGATTCTGCTTTGCGCTCTCACAGGCTGCTTTAACCTTGTCTATGCCCACCGTAATCCCGAGTGAGGGGTTCGCCTTCTTCCACACCTTTGGGTCTGTCCAATCATCCTCCTGCGCTGCGCCGTAGATGACAGGGTAGAAGGTGGGGTCGTGTTTTCGCCCATCAAGAATGTCAAGCGCCTTCTGATGTACTTCCCAGCAGATGCTGTTCTGGTTATCTCCGGCAGTCGTAATCAAAAAATACAGCGGCTGCATTCTCGCATCACCGCTGCCCTTGGTCATAACATCAAAAAGTTTTCGGTTCGGCTGGGTATGCAGCTCATCAAACACCACACCGTGGGTATTGAAGCCGTGCTTATTGCCAACATCGGCGGACAGCACCTGATAGATGCTATTCGTCTTTTGATAGATGAGCCGTTTGGTGGCGTCGAGAATTTTTACGCGCTTATCCAGTGCCGGACACATCCGCACCATATCCGCCGCCACATTAAAAACAATGGATGCCTGGTTCCGGTCGGCGGCACAGCCGTAGACCTCGGCGCGTTCCTCAAAATCTCCGCAGGTGAGCAGCAGCGCAACGGCTGCCGCAAGCTCACTTTTGCCCATCTTCTTGGGTATTTCCACATAGGCGGTATTGAATTGCCGGTAGCCGTTGGGCTTGAGTGTTCCAAAGATGTCACGAATAATCTGTTCCTGCCAGTCAATAAGCTCAAAAGGTTTACCGGCCCAGGTGCCTTTGGTATGCTTGAGTGCCTCTATGAAAGCGACGGCGTGGTCGGCGGCAGACTTGTCGTAATACGAATCTGTAGATTTAAATCGTGTCGGTTTGTATTTCTTAAGCTTCCGTATGCTGCCCACCTCCTTCCGAGCATAAAAATAGACCTGCCATACGCAAGCCTTCAAACTCTATTTGTATGAGAGACAGCCCCATGCGGGGCTGAACCTCGGTTATTCTGTTGGAGCGTGTTTAGTGGTTTTCGCTGTGAAGAAGAAGCTCAAGGGCAAGCTGAGTATCAGGATCGGAGGGCTTGATGTCCCAGCCTCTATCATAGTTGCAAACAACCTCGCCGTTGCGCTTGAACATTAACTTGCTGATTCTTCCGCCCTCAATGCCGTACTGTGAACCCTCGTCGTATTGCTTTATCCAATAATGAAAAATACTGTCGTGAATTTTCAGGCTTCCTTCTTTCCACATAGCCGCGCCCTCCTTAATACCTCTTGATGCTGGCGTTGCCGTTGGCGTCAAAGCTCACGTTGTAGCGAATTTCGTAGCCGTCAGCGTTCTTGGTAATCACCCGGATGCCGCCCTCAAAGGCGGTGTACATTCTGTCGATTTTCTCGCCCTGCGGCAGTTGGCTTTCAATTTGCTTAATTTGTTTTTCGGTCATGTTGGTGTGCTCCTTTCGTTTTTGTATCTGTATATTCGCTCTGAAAGCACACAATATCAAGACAATTCAGAGAAATATACCGGCATAAAAGTACCAAACATCCGGCCGAAAAATGTGTCTATTATGCTTCGCCAGTTAGGATGAAATGGGCATATTCCTTGCGTTTTTTCGAGATACACTACCAGCTTGTAGAAACCCATGTCGTTTGCGATGCGCTGAACTGTGCTGACAGCAAACATATTCGTCAGTCCTGTGTCGCGGATAGCCAGAATCTGCTTACGTACTTTATCTGTCATCGTCACACCTCCGGCAAATGTCCTCACCATAAACTACTTGAAGCGTACTGCCGTTGTCCCACGCAACACCCAGGCTGCCGATGTCATCGACATACCGCACGGTGCCTTTTGTGCCGATTGGCGGCGCTTGAGGGTCGTCCATGCGGAGAAGTTCCACACGGCAGCCAACCGGGTACTGTTTGCGGATACGCTCAACGGTTTCTCTTGATGGAAAATTATTATTCATCGTCGTTTTCCCCCCGAATGGCCCTAACTTCGGCGCGTACAGCAGGGTCGGATTTGGCTTTGTCGAGGTCTTCCTGCGAGAAGCCTTTCTTCTGACCGCTCTTGAAAGCAGCACTGCCAGTAAGGTTGCGGAGCAGGAGCTTTCGTTCGGCTTTGTACTCGTCGCCGATGAATCCAAGCCGTAGGAGAAAGCAGCGAAAAGCATATTTGTCGTTATCGATATTCTTTTCTTTTGCGGAGACACGCTTTTGCATCCTTGCCATCTCGCAGAGGGCAGTCACAAAATGCGAATATGCCTTGACTGCATCAGGGTCGGTGCCATCCTCAAACCATGGGAATCTAACCTTGTCATCTGTTATTTCAAGTTCAAGTATTTTCACACCGAGCGCCTTTTTGATGAGGCTGCCTTTACTTTTGATCAACCGCTTGAGGTTTTCCAGAGCGGTGTCGGTGAAGGAGGAACGCGGCATTTCAATTACCAGACCGATGTTGTCATAGGGTTCGGGGACATCACTTGCTTGCATACCGTTTTCTCCCTGAAAGTTTTCATGTCGGGTACGTCCAAGTCCCAGTTCTTCACGACCGTCCATCCTCAGGTCCTCAAAGGCAATCACTTCATCCAGTTGTCTTTGCATAGTTTCGGTAATGGTTGCGTTTGGATTGACATACCGTCCAGGGTGGTGTTGGTCGATATCCGGAAACTCATCCATCGCACCCATGCCGCCAAGTCCGCTCTCGTAGGTGTCGGGTTCATCGTAGTGGCGGTTTTCGCCGTCTGCATCAAAGCCATGTTGGTGGAGTGCGTCTTCAAGTTCGAGGTTATCGGGACCCGTAAGCGTTCCGTCCTTGTCGATGTGGTATCCGCCAATTTCGTAAGCAAAGGATGGTGCTCCGAGGTATTTGGTTGGTATGCCCAGCGCCATGCTGATTGCTTCAACCAGTTCTTTGCGTTTGCTTCCTGTAACATTGTAGTTTAGTTTCATTTTTCATACCGCCTTTCATTTTTCGGTACTACATTAATCACTCTAAACCTACAGCATAGCAAGATGTTTTCCCGAAATATATGTACCAAATCGCGTGAGAAAGAGCTGTGCTTATTTGTACTTTATATCGTAGAAGTGTACAATTGCCGGAAGTGCTGTTTGCGGCCAATGAGATCGGCGTCAATGATTGCTATTCTCACTGGTACTCGCCTCCAGTTGTGCTTTCAACGCATCAAAAAACTCCCTTCCTTTGATGGGGAGATTCTTGTCAAGACGTTCATTTTCGAAGTTGAATCTAATTTCAAGTTCCTTCACACTATAATCGGCACGGAATTTTCGCCATGTCCGGCTATCCCAATCTTTGAGCATTACCCACAGTTTGGGGTAATGCATGTATAGTTGACGAAGCTCTGAAAGAGACTGCAGTGGGCAGCACCAGCAGGACACACGCTTGAAATGCTCATACAGTCCGTCCCATGTGTAACCGTGGTCATAGCAGTATTGCAGACACGCCGCTTCAGTCATGCCCCAATCGACCAGCGGATGTACATGGTTCTGCGCCTGATTACGTCTCCGTTTCAGCCGGTACCTCTCGTCAGCCGCGATGCCGATGTACTCGATAATCTCGTATTGTTCACGAAGCGGACGAAGGAAACGTTCACGTGGGCCGTCTTTCAATTTGGATGTACACCAGCGCATACGGGGACCCGCCCAGCCGTAGCCGGTATGGATATGACCGAATTTCTGAGCAAACTGCGTATCTGCTTTGCGCTTGACTGGGGTTTCGAACATGAGATACTCATATGACTGTTCGCAGTGAACACGGGTAATCGATCTGCCGATGTTGCGTTCCAGTTTGTCGAGATGGTCATACATAGCAGGAAACTCAATTCCTGTATCACAAAAAAGGATGCAGTCGATCTGCATCCCACGCTCTATCATACCAAGCAGCATTGCCGTCGAGTCCTTGCCACCGGAGAGAGAAACAATATGATATTTTGGTTTATCCAATGGCAGTCACCTCCGTATACGAATATGATAGCCCATCACGCTGGACAGAAACCTTGTCCGCCGAGCCAACCTGCTCAATGTAGCGTTTGACGATAACGTCGCAGAACTTTTCATCAAGCTCAATGGTATAACAGGAGCGGTCGGTTTGCTCGCATGCGATGAGGGTAGAACCGCTGCCGCCAAAGGGGTCAAGCACCAGCGTGTTGCTCATGCTGCTGTTCATAATCGGGTATGCCAGGAGCGGAATCGGCTTCATGGTCGGGTGGTCGCCGTTTTTCTTAGGCTTATCGAACTCCCAGATGGTGGTTTCCTTGCGCCCGGTGTACCACTGATGCTTTCCGTTTTTCTTCCAACCGTAAAGGACCGGCTCATGCTGCCACTGGTATGGAGAGCGGCCGAGCACCAGCGACTGCTTCTTCCAGATGCAGCAGCCGGACAGATAAAAGCCGGCATCCGAAAAGGCTCTTCTGAAATTAAGCCCCTCGGTGTCGGCATGGAAGCAATATATGCTGGCGTCATCCGCCATGACCGCTTCGGTGTTCTGAAACGCGGCAAGCAGGAAGTGATAAAAGGCGTCGTTTGCCATATTGTCGTTCTTGATTTTCCCGGCGCTGCCTTCGTAGTTAACATTGTACGGTGGGTCGGTAATGACGAGGTTCGCTTTGGCGCCAGCCATCAGAAGGTCAAAGGTCTCCGCTTTTGTACTGTCGCCGCAAACCAGCCGGTGCCGCCCGAGCGTCCAGACATCACCGAGCTTGGTAATCGGCGGCTCCTTTAGCTCTGCATCCACATCAAAATCGTCGTCTTTTACATTCTCCGCTACGCACATTAGTTTGTTCAATTCCGCTTCGTCAAAGCCCAAAAGAGATATGTCAAAGTCGGCGCCTTGTAGTTCTGCCAGTTCAACGGAAAGCATTTCGGAATCCCAGCCTGCATTCATGGCCAGGCGGTTGTCGGCAATTATGTATGCCCGTTTCTGCGCTTCGGTCAGATGCTCAACAAATACGCAGGGCACTTCCGTAATGCCTTCCTCTTTGGCGGCAAGGACACGGCCGTGCCCTGCGATGATATTCAGGTCCTTATCCACGATTACCGGATTAACGAAGCCGAACTCGCGAAGGCTGGCACGGAGCTGAAGTATTTGCTCCTTACTATGCGTTCTCGCGTTTCGCGCGTACGGCACAAGCCGGTCTATATGAACTTTTTCCAGACGATCTGTCGTGTTCATATATCGTCACCGTCCTTTTCTGCCCGACAGAAGGGCTTCCATGATATCGTCCTGCGGGTTGCCCACAAAGGCTGTGGTACAGTTTTGCTTAACAATGTCAAAGATCTCATACCAGAGCAGGTTTGCCTGCTTCTGAAACGACTGGCTCATCTGCACGAACGGACTGGCAATAGCGCCGCCGGTTGTCGGGTGCTTTCCCAGCAGACCGTACAGGCTGATGGCCTCTTCACACTGGATGTATCGTGTAAATGCCTGAGCGTAGGCTTCAATCAGGCGGGGATTAACAAATTTCTCACACCCGCGCTCCTTGAGCCAGTGCCACGTTTCTTTAAAAAGCAGATCTGCTCCCAGTGGCTTGCCATCCTTTTGCCTTGCGCTCAGGTAATCGCTCGGCGCGGGCATATCTTCGCCATACAGGTCAGAGACTCCGTCTAAATCCTGCGCTTCCAGTATTGATTCGGGATGCAAATCCTGGGCTTCCAGTATTTTTGCGGATTTGCCCTTTATTATTTTTTCAGTCAGGGGCTCTGGCTTATCTCCCGCACGCACACGGCGGCCGCCCCTGTTGGTTCCGTCTTTTGCCACGCGTCGTCACCTCCCTTCGCGGCTGGGGTTAATCACCCGTTTGAACCGGAATTTTTACACACGCGACCCCACACCCGCTGCCCAGCCTGAAAGCCGTAGAGATTCAGACCGCCCCTGATTGGTACCCATCCCGAATCCTCTAGGACTTCAAGTAATTCTTAGTCGCGCAGTTGACCGTCTAAAGAAATTAGGGCATAATGTCTTTAGATTCATCCAAGGAGGTAATCGCTATGCCAAACATCAAATCCAGTACCGACCTGCGTAAGTACTATAACGATATCTCCGCCTTCTGCCATGAAAGTCGCGAACCTGTTTTTATTACAAAAAACGGTCAAGTAGATCTGGTGGTCATGAGCATAGAGACTTACGAAGCACTCAACGGAAAGCTGGAGCTCTACCGCCTGCTTGACGAAGGAAGGGCGGCTGTAAAAGCGAGTAAGAAACGTCCGCTTCACGAGGCCATGAAGGATATCAAACGAGGTATCTCTGATGGTACAATATAGGGTGGATGTATCTGAGCCTGCAGAGAATGACCTGAAGGACATCGTACAATAATAACATCTGTATGTCAGGCATGAATGGCTCAGAATTATATAAAGCGACAGGGCGACGCTAGACAAAGTAGTCGCCCTGTTTCGCGTGTAAACGGCTGTGGCACTCAAGGCATAACGCCTGTAGGTTCGACCAGTCATTCGTGCCGCCGTCCGTCAACTTACGTTTGTGATGTACCAGCACAGCGGGATTAAGCCTGCCTTCCGTCCTGCACAGCTCGCAAAGCGGATGCGCCGAAAGGAATGCTGCGCGTATTCTTTCCCACGACCTGCCGTAGCGTTTGTTAGTTTCCGGGTCGCGGTCAAAGTGGTTATAACGTTTTGCTTCCTGCTTAGCGTGTTCCTTGCAGTAGTGGTCGCTTGTCAGGTTGGGGCAACCCGGGTAGGCACAGGGCTTCTTTGGTTTGTACGGCATCATTTTTACCTGCCTCTCACGGTATAGAAAAAGGACACGCCCGTGAATGGGTGCGTCCTTCATTTTTGCTGTTGTAATGATAACAAAAAATCCGCGGCTTTCCATGGTCTTGTGTGGTGAACTTCGTATCGGAATAATATACAGATAATTAGACACAAAAAGTTTGATATTATTCCGATGTTGTGGTATACTATGCCAAAAGGCTGGAGGTGAAGGAATGGACTATATCAGTGTAAAAGAAGCGTCACAGCGTTGGGGTATTTCCGACCGTCGTGTTCGTGTCCTTTGCGCGGAGGGCAGGATAGAAGGTGTCGCCCGTAGCGGACGCTCCTATCTGATCCCGGCTAATGCGCTCAGGCCGTTTGACGGACGCAGTCTGCGCGGAACAGTAATCCCGGAACAATATGCTGCCCTTTTTGCCTCGATCGACGGGATGAAGGCGGAGCGTGACCGCCGCCGACCGCTGACAGAGGGGGAACTGAATCGCATACATGATGAATTTCTCGTGGAATTCACCTATAATTCCAACGCCATCGAGGGCAACACGCTCACGCTCCAGGAAACTGCTCTGGCGCTGGAGGGCGTGACGATTGATCAAAAGCCGCTGAAAGATCATTTAGAGGCGGTGGGGCACCGCGACGCGTTTTTATACGTCTTATCCCTTGTCAAAGATAAGGTTCCTATTTCGGAACGAATCATCCGTGAAATTCATTCCCTCGTCCTGATGAACCGACCGGAGGATAAAGGCGTGTACCGGAGAATTCCAGTTAAAATTATGGGTGCACACCATGAGCCACCGCAGCCTTATCTGGTTCCGGTGCAAATGGAACGGCTGGTGGGGGAGCTGCCGAAAAGCAATCGGCACATCATCGAGGGGGTGGCTCTGTTTCACCTAAACTTTGAGGGAATCCACCCGTTCATTGACGGTAACGGCCGCACCGGTCGGCTGATATTGAACCTGATGCTCATGCAGGCAGGCTATCCGCCTATTAATGTGAAATTTGCAGACAGGAGAAAATACTACGCTTGCTTTGAAAGCTACTATCGGGAAAACGATGCTTCACCAATGGTGAATATGGTAGGAGAATATGTAAGGGAGCGACTTTCGCAGTATTTGAACCTGATAAGCGACTAAAAACAGCCTCGCGAAGAAAACGCGAGGCTGCTTTATATTGTAGCTTCAGCGCAAAAAACCACCAGCTCTGCTGGTGGAATTAGAACGCTTATAGCGAAAAGAGGTCCTCCAGTGATAGAATGATGAAGGTTCACCAACCGCATCAAAAAACAAAGGAGGACATGTCAATGGATGACATAAATAGTTTAACACATTCGAAATGGAGATGTAAATATCATATAGTATTTGCACCGAAGTATAGACGACAAGAAATATATGGACAAATCAAGGTGGATATAGGGCAGATACTTAGGAAATTATGC